TATCTTGACCGAGGTAAGGCGTACCAGCTCCGACCAGCGTTGTCGTAGCCGTCGGACCAGCCAGCTGACGAGCAGCCTCAAGCTGTTGAGCCAGAGATTGCAGGCCGACCTGGGCAGCAGCGTTGCCAGCCGCACGCGCCTGAGCACTCTCACCAGTTCCGAACATCCCGGGACCGCTAAGAGCCTGGTTGACCGCAGCCTGCGTGAGCGCCTGCTGTTCCTTGGGACCCTGATTGACCAGACTTTCGAGAAAGCTCTGCCGAGCCTTGTCAGCCGAAGTTGCAGCACCAGCCTGGTCCGTCAGCAGCCCACCGAGTCCCAGGGTGTCAGCAACACGAGTTGTGCCAGTAGTAGTCCCGCGACCAGTAAGGTCTTCAACTGTCGTACCAGCTTGCTCAGTTTGTGTAACGCCAGTCTTGGCTCCCGAGGAAGCACCAGTGACATCCCGAGACCCGGTCTGCTGCGTCAGATCAACACCAGACGAAGTTGACCTGTCTGTACCTGCGGTAGTTTTAGACCCCGTGGTGTCAGTTACTCCAGTCGAGTCATAATACCCAGCCTGTTGACCACCTTGCACCTGGGTCGTATTCGGCGCTATGCCCGCGCCTTGCACAGCCAGGGCCAAGGTCTGAGCCGGGTCAGAGGCACCAAAAATGTTGACAGCCGTGGGATTTGCGCTCGTCGGAGTAGTCGCAAACGTAGGCCTCGGCGCAGCACTGGCCGAAGGAGACGGCGCACTCTCGAACCCGCCAATGCTTTCCGACCAAGCATTGAACTTGGCAGGGTCAATATTGCGAATGTCAGTACCCGGATGCAGTCTTACAAACTCGTACAGAGCTTCTTGATAGGTCATGTTAGTTGTTTTTCAAACGTTAAAAATGCTTTCTTAAACCCATATCGTGCACTAGAGAAACACTTGATAGCTTCGCCGGCAGACCGTTTAGTCGTAACGGCATAATACTTAATGTCGTGATCCTTCGCCCACTGTTCAAACCCAGTCATCAAAGCCACAGTCGCCTCGAACTTCCCAGCGGAGTGATAGAACCATCGGACCACAAAATACCGATCTTTGCTGAACGCCGGCGTGCACTCTTGAGCACAGCCAAACGCCAACGGCTCGCCCATGTTGTTGATCGTGATGCCGACCCAAGCGTGATCGTGATCAACCACAAGATTGACAAGAGTTTTGCGTACAAAATCTTCATCGAATGGCTCCCGGACTTTATCACTAATTGATTGCAACGAAGAGGCGAGGAAGTCCCAGTAGTGAATAACGTGGGCGACGGCTGTGAGGCGGATAACTTTCACGGTGCGGCGAGAAGTTTGTAAGTATTGCCATTTGCGTCTTGCACTGTAACATAACCAGTAGCTGCCGGAGCGCCGGCGACAAAGGCGTTAGCGAGCTTGAGCGGTTGCAAACAAACAATAGCAGCAGACCGAACAACTAGCACATCGGCACTGTTACAAACAGCACGAATGTCGCCCGAGCCGTTCCAACGCCAACCAGTGTCAGGGTCTGACGAAAACGAATAGGCCGGCACTGCCAAAGTACCATCGGTGGCTCGAAAAGCGTCACCGTACATGTAACAAATTTTACTAGTAGTTGTGTTGAACACGTACAGATAAGGACCAGTGCCGCCTGAGCCAGCTACGCTTGACAACCCTAAAACAGCATTACCCAACAAAACGTCACAAGAAGCGTTAGCTTGACCAGTCGCGTGATCGTGTCTCATTGTCCAACCAGAACTATTAGTTCCGCTGGACATTGTAACATTAGACTCAGATAATGGCGTTATCGAAGCAGCACAAGCCACAGTTGAAACGCCACCAGAACTGATAAAAACACCCAGTCGGCTAGTGCCGCCAGAATCATAAATGTTAAACGAAGCAGGGTTGCTATTAAATGTACCAACAGACACTCGTTTTGCTCCAGCAACACCGACCTCAAAAGTAGTACTAGTTATTCTAACAAGATTTGGAGTCGTCCCGCCTTGCAACAACAAATTAGTACCATCCCAGGTCAAATACTTATCACTAGCGTTACCAATAGAAAACTTAGGAGTTGACGAATCAAGCCCAAGCCAGAACCCAGTGCCGGTGTTGTAAGCAGTTTGGCCGGCACGAATGTACCCAGCACTGTTAAGAAACAAATTGCCGCCACTGAGTTGAGTCGGGCCAATTGTCCAACCCGCAATTGTACCGGCAGTTGCAGTAATTGTACCAGTAATGCTTAATGACGAACCGTTCCACAACAGCTTATTACCGCTAGCTGACCCAATAAAGAACTTGTACCCAGCAGTCGGGCTGGTGTCATACCCCATCCAAAACCCGGTGCCAGCGTTGTACCCAGTCGCGCCAGCCCGAATGAAGTTATTAGACCCCATCGTGATGTTACCGACGGTGATGCCGCCGGTAGAACCATTTGGGGTCGTAACAGGCTTGTTCAGCGTAAACGCACTGCTGATCTGCTGCAACTGCGTGTTAAGATTCGACAGAACTTGGTTAGTCGAAGCCAGCATACTGCTGACACTCGAAGTCTGCGGTATCTTAACCGAAGGTAACAGGAGTTGTGCTTTGCTAGCCATTACTTTTCAACCTGCTGATTCGGCCCAATGAAGAACTCTTGGTAAAGATTGAAGACCGCACCGTACACAGCCTGATTGCTGTTCGAAGCGGTGAATTCGAACTTGTAAGCAATCGAACGATACGCGTCACGCGGCAGAGACAGGCGTTGGTCGGTCAAAGATTGGGTCCAAGTCTGCCCAAGCAGTGACATATTGGCCACGCCGTCGCCAATGTACGGTTGCACCGCACGATAAACGTGCATATGCTGACCCGACAGCCAGGACGCGTCGATGTACAACGAGTCGGACTGTTTGATGTTGAAGTAATTACCGTAATTCAGATACGGAGTCTCAAAATACGGGCTAGTGTACAAATGACTACCGCCACTAAACGTATCTTTCAGCCCGTTATTGGTAGTCCCAGGCGCTTGATCCTGATACAACGCACCGGTGTAACCAAACACATTCAGTTGACCCAGCGAGACCGACGACGTGCTTGTGTTAACAATAGGAGTCGCGCAGTACGGATCAGAGTAACCCGACGCCGCGCACGGAACATTGCGGAAATGCCAGTCTTCAGTCTGCTCGTTGTAAATAACCTGCCGAACCTGATACAACGCGCCGACCTTGATCCAGTAGGTCCACACAACTTCTTTGGCAATCGGGTTGTAGTACCCGAAAGTCCGCTGAAAATTAGTGTCGTTAATCGGGCAAACTTCGGTAAAGAACTTACCACGCACCGCGCGGCCAATAGCCGTCGGCTCGAAGTCCTCGATCTTGTAGAAATCGTTACGACCAATGAAATAGATCGCTTGCGGCGTGCGGATAACACCCGACCTGAAGATCGACCCGATGTTGCTGTTCAGTTGAGTCGCCTGAAAGACATTCGGCAGGCCGACGTATTGAAAATTCCAAATCGAGTCAGCCAGGAACACAAACAACAGCGACCGCCAGGGTGCAAGCCCGGTGATACCGAGGTTAGCCAGGTCAGAAAACTGCTGTTGCGGCAGGAGTTTCTGGTCAGCCTCGTTAATCAGCGTGCTGTAAAACTGGTCAGGATTGTTGAGGTGCGACCAGCCCAGCGTGAAAGGCGTAGTCTGACTGTTGTACGGATCGCTTATGCCAGACCCGGCTTGAGCAAACTGACTAACAAACAAGTGTCCAAAGAACACAGCCACGTGCATTCCGTACGTGCGCGAGTAGCCGACGCTCGTGAGAAAGTCATTCCGCAACCGCATAATGTTACGGCTGACGCCACCGATGTACACATCCTGACCGTACACATCCGACGAAAATGTGAAATTGGCGGTCGTCGGATTAGCGGTCGGCGACGGAATGGTGTTAAGTCTAGTCCAAGTCCAAGTATCGCCAGGCGTGAAGTTAGTGTAATCTGTTACGTCACCTTGGCCTTGAAAAGAGACAGCTAGTCCGCTAACTGTTATCGTAGTCGACTGCTGAATAGGTAACGAAGCTGACCAAGCTCCGGCATTACGACGCCAGCGAAACGTCGAAGCGGTGACAATGTTAACATCAATAGTGTCACCAGTCGCAGCAAAGTCAGTACTGTTGATACCGTACAACAAACATTGACCCGTCAGCCCAGCGTTAGACGGCTGAGCGGTTTGCAGCACTACAGGAATAAGCGTTTGCGTCGCAGGCGTAGTGATATCAACATACCGCGCATTGGTCTCATTCAGCACCAAATACTTCAGCCCTAGCGAGGTGCTGTACACAGACCTAATCATTCGCACAGGCGAAGTTGCAGCCTCGCCAGTCAGCAACGCAGTATTAACCAAACTGCCCAGCCACGGAGTCTGCTGCAGCCGACCGTTGACTTGTTCCAGGTTCAGCAAATCCCAACAGAACTGAGCGTCGAGCAAATGCCGTTGCACACCCTGGTTAAAACCACGGTTGACAACCCGAACAGCAGTTTGATGTGTCGAAGGCATTAGTCTAGCGAAGTCCAGTCATCACCCTGATAGCCCTTCTTGGCGTCGTCAAACGTAGCCTTATCCCAGGCTGCGTTGACTTGCGCCTGCGACAGCGCAACTCGGGCGTCTTCCTTAATGTAGTTATTCAAATTCTGCACCGTGGCCAGCAGGAGCCAGTATTGATAATTGTCAATAAAGAAATCCGAAGTCTCACTGCCGTCCAAATCCGGCAACGCTTTCTGGCCGAAGAACATAAACCAGGCCGCAGCGTTGGCCGTGTTGACATAGAAATTAGTCCCGACAATGTACGCAAACATCTGCTGCGTCGGGATAGTGTTGTAATAAAACGGCGGATTCTGCGGAAACACCTGGCTAAACGGATAGCCCATGTTCACCGGCAGCAGAGTGCGGAACCATCGGCTGTTGTCCAACAGAATCCTGTTGGTCGCCTGCATATTACCCTGCGTGTCCTTGGTGTAATTAAACACCATATCAATCTGCTTGATACGCAACGGCGTGACACCATCATCAGCAGTGAACGTGCCGTACCCACCGCTCGGGTAGGCCCAAGGAGCGCCGCTCGAACCATTAATCTTAATCGCTCCCATAACCTTCAGCTGCTCCCAGTCAAAAGCCTGTTGAGCCTGACGGCGCGAATCGTTGATCGCAGCCAGTGCGTTGTCAACACTGCCTGGTTGAAAAGTCGCAGCCGTGCGACCGGTGTAGTTCAACACCCGATCAACCATTGACTGAATGTAAGTCGAGTAAGGCATATGGGAAAAAGGGGCCCCAGGTGCGTATCAGAAGTTGATACACACCCAGGGCTTTATTTAGGCAATTTTAGTTGCCAGAGCCGTAGTTCGGCATACCACCAGACTTGCCCGGGGCAGCCTCACCAGAGGTGGTGTACTGCTTCAGGACGTTCGTGCCGGACAGGCTGTCTTTCGCCTCTCCACGCAGCTGGTCGGTATCGCAAACGTGTGACCCAGTCTTGGTGGTCACTTCCATATTACGGAGATCAGGGACTTTCATAGGTAGGTTAGTTAGTATCGCCAATGACGTCAACGATCAGCGTACCCGACACATTGGCCGGGCCCGTCGAGCCGTTGACAGTCGTAAAGGTGAGAATGTTGTTATTGGAACCCCACGCGTCAAGAGTGACACCAACGCAAGCGTTGGCCGGGGCGGTAGTCAGGAACAAGATCGGAGTCGCAGAGTAAATCTGGTCGAATCCGAGGACACTCGCCGGAATGTCGCCGACAAGGCCACCTTGCGCCGTAAGAGCGATCTGCAGACGACGCCGAACGGCAACACGCTTGTTAGAAGCAGTGCCGATAGTGTCGTCCGTCAGGATCGTGACATTGGACGCGGTGATAGCAGCCATTGGTTAGTTCCGGAAGTCGAGAACGTTCTGGAGGTACATGTTGGACTCCGGGAACTCGAGTTCGAGACCGGACTCCGACAGCCACTCGTCCTCGCGGTAATCCGCGTTGTTCGGCTGACGCTGGGTGAGCAGCTCCGTGTCGCGACCGTTCATGTAACGGTAGCGCAGGTTCAGCACATCCAGGAACAGCGCGTTGTACCGCAGAATCGGGTTCTGCGAGAACAGCGGGTGCGACTTGTAGTAGATCTTACCAAACGGAGTCTGGTGAGCCACCACGTTCATACCGTAGGTTTCCGTCAGCGGCAGATCGCCGTTGAGGACCGCACGGGACTTGTACAGCTGGTTGATGACGTTCAGGAAGCCCGAACCGCACAGCACCAGCTTCTCGTTGGCCTTGTTGTTGGTCACACGGAAGACCCGCTCCAGGTAACCATCATACAGCTTTTCAGTGATGTAGTTGTTGGAGTTGGTGATGATGCGGCAGTCGTCATCGGTGTCCAGCGTCACAGCCGGCGGACCGACGGACACGCCGTCACCGCCACGATACTGCGAGTACGCAGCCTGCCACTGCTGGAGGAACCAGATCACGCCGCCGGTGTAGCGGGTGATGGTGCCACCGTTGTTGGACAGGAGCGACTGACCGAAGATGAAACCCTTTTCCATCTCGATCATGTGGTTCACCGAAGCCTCCTTGGCCTGGTCCTTGTAGGGGCCAGTCTCGTCGTACTTCGCGCTGGTCTTGAGCGCCGTGCCAGTGATCTGGAACGCGGTGCGGAAGATCTGCGTGTAGTTGTAAATCTCGATCGGCAGGTTGTAGGGGTTGTAGGAAGAACCCACGTTACCCTCGGCGAAGGCCGAACCGACGATCAGGACTTCAACGCTGACGCCAGAGGCGCTGTTGTACGTGACCGCGTTAGCGGACGTCTGAACAGCGACGAAGGCGAGGCGGTTGTTGGCGGCGTCAACGTAGGTCACGCGGCCGAGCAAGGAGACCAGGCCGAGGACGGAATCCACAGCATAGTACTTGATCACGTGGCCGACGCGGAAGTTCGTCGTGCCGCCGTTGACATTAACGTTGACCTTGACACCGTACTGGCTGCCCGTCGTCGGCGTGAAGTTCGCGACAGCGGTAGTCCAGGTACCAAAGTCCGAAGAGACCGCGCTGTAGAACACGACGTTGCCGGTGATAGCGGCGGTCGTCGTGCGCTGCGGCTGCAGGCGCTTCTCGTACCAGTGGAACTCGGGATCGTTAGTCACCTCTTCCTTCATCAGAGAGAGGAGACCCATTAGCGGAGCAGCGCCGTTCGGGTAGAAGTAAAACACCGACCGGCGCACGTTCTTGAATCGTTGCGTGGAGAACGATTCGGAGCTGATTAGACCAAGAATGGCCATTGTAGTGCGTTGGTTTAGCTAAACCGCGTTTGGTTAAGTAGCTGTTCCGGAGAACAACCGCTCGGCAGTGGATTGAGTCGGTGCGGCACCACCTGATACTCCACTTCGCCCTCCCATTGATGTGGTGGACATTGCCCGAGAACCAGACTGCGGTTGAGTGGTCTGGTTGTTGCCCCCGGCAGGCCGGCCAGCGAGTTTGAAATCGCCAACTTGCTTACCGAGGAGTTTAGCCGCCTGTGCCGCGACGAAAGTTTTTGCTTCAGAGATCGTACCGAACTTCATCCCACGCGCCTGCGCGGCGTCGGTGATTTCCTTGAGCAGCGGACCGTAGTCCTTCAGCCCAGGGTATTCGGTGGTGAACTCGTTGAAGTACTGTTGGGCCCGCTGCTGTTCGATGGTCTGGCGAACGGGCTGAAACTGAGACTGAAGTTCGTTGATGCGCTGGTCCGTCAGGTAACGATTGATCGTCACCGCCTGCTTGGCGATCGACTGGAGGTGCTCGTTGTACGCAGCAAGCTGTTCGGGACTCGGCTTGATACCGAAAGTCCGCTCGAAGCCCTGCTCGTTAGCGGTGTAGATGTTGAACTTCTGACGAAACTCTGCCTCGCTGATCTGCGGCTGTTGGGCCTGCTGAGCGGGCTGACTGCCACCGCGCTGAGCAGCAAGTATCTGCTGAAGCTGCGCGGGAGACATCCCGATGATCTGCGGGGCCGCCGGCGTCGTGGGCTGGCTGGGCGCGGACTGGGTAGGCGTCGGGGCCGGAGTGGTGGGCTGCGACGAAGGTTCAGAGACCGGCGAGGTCTCCATCGACTGGGTCGGCGCCGGGCTGGACGACTCGGGAGTCGACCCGCCAGGAGCAAACGGATTAGAACCACCACCGGATTGGCCCTCGGTGTCGGGGCTACGAAGTGCAGTATGCATAGGAAATTAGTTACTGGATGGTCCCTTGGTTTGTTCCAGTTGGCGGATTTCCTCCTCCAACTCCTCCTTGCGCGCCGCCAGCATTTGGTGCAGCCGCCGCAGCCCGCGGATTTCCCCGATTGACTGCTCGCGGAGCATTTCCTGCTCCCGACTGGCCGGCACCCGGTCCAACACCAACTGGTTGAGCGACTCCGCCAGCGCCTCCAGGTCCGACAGGTGCCGTTGGGTTTGGTACTCCTTGAGCCACAAGCATAAGTTCCTGTGCGCGTTGTGGGGTGAGGTTAAATCGTTCGGCGTTTCTGACTCCCCGGAGATCAAGGACTTCGTTGATGAGGAGGAGCGGGTCCTTTTGGAAGACCAAGGCCAGACGTGGGTCCTTAGCCATAGCCACAAGGAGTTCCTGGAGGGTGAGGGCGGTTGCATTGCGTTCGGTTGGAAGAGTACCGTCGAAGACTAGGAAGTCATAATTACCTACCAGATCAGCTTTCGTAACGTTCTTGAAAAATTGCGCACCCTGCATCATCAGCGGGTCAGTCATCAACTGCTGCGCGCCGATGACCTTGACTAGCGTCGGTTCATCGAGTCCCTGTCGCAGGTTGGACAGCATTTTCTGTCCGAGCGGCAGCAAGGCGGAGTCCCAGATACCGTGGGCTGTGAGCAGTAGGCGACCCGCGGCTGCGGGAGCGACTTGGCGAGCTTCGGTGGCTGACCGACGACCACCGGCGAATTGACCGAGCAGGGTGTCTGTAATGCCGGTGGCTTCTTGACCGTACTTGGTGAGGTACGAGCAGTCGGTGAGGTGGGATTGGGTAACATCTTGAACCTTAAGCTGTTGAATGTACCGGTCGACGCCGGAACCAGCCATAGTTTTCTTAAGACGGATAATCGGATTGCGGTCCTGCAGGTCTTTTACCTCAATGCCGGACGGGTCAACGACCAGTCGGTTCGAGATGACCTTGCGGACAGAAGTAATACGGGCGTTGATGAACCAGGTGATGGTGTCCTGCAGCGGACCAAGCACCTCAGCCAGACCGAAGTTGATAAAGCGGATTTGGTCGTTGCTGAACTGCGCGACGTTGTAACCGAACTCGTCGTGGGCATAGCCAAGTTCCTCTAGCCGCACGATACGAGAATCGTTAGCCATCCACACGAGGCACTTGATCTCACGGTCGATCGCGGGGTTCAAGAACTTGCCGGGAGCATATTCGAACTTAGCCGGGTTCAGCCGAATCTGCAACTCGCTGATGAGTACAAAACGCGGAACGTTGTTGTACATCAGCATCGGGTCTTTGCCGATCCAAATCAGACGGCGGCCATCGAGGTCTTCCTGACGGAAAGCCGGGATGTACTGCACGCCAGCGCACTGCTGCTGCTGTTCGAGAATCTCCAGATCGCCACGACCGTACTCAATCTCGTCCGCACAGAACTCACCTTCGCGCCACCGCGTGATCGGAATGCGCGGGTCTGGAAAGAAGCGGTACGGATTGACCGGGATGATTTTGTTACCTTTGAACTTGGTGGCATCAATCACCTGCGTCACCATCGGCGGCGCAACCTGCGGCAGGTTCGGGTCCTGCACAAAGTTCGGATCCGGCACCTGTTGAACAACAGGCACAGTTTCGTGCACCCAGGATTCCTTCAGCACACCGATGCCGTAACGACCAATGTCCGTAAGAAACTGCGTCAGCTTCTCAGACTTGAATCGGTTGTAATTCATATCCCGTTCAAGCAGCGCCATACCGACTTTAGCGGCCTGCTCGCTCGCAGAGTCCGCACCGGCCAGCTCGTAAAAGAAGTCACGCTGGTTGAACACACCGTAACAAAAGCTAACAAAAGTCTGTACCTGCTGATACGTCAGCGGCACAATCATCTTCATCGGCTCCTTGCGTTCACGAGCCTTGATATCCTCGTCATCGGGATACCGCTCACCGCGATAAACCTGATCGTGCCGATCCCAGTCAGGATAATGCCTAACCATCTCAACCCGAGACAGCTTCAAGTAGTCCTTGCAACGCTGCAACAGACCAGCAATTTGAGCATTGTGGGTCGGTTGTGCAAGAACCTCGTAAACTTCAGGAAGCATTGCCATAGCGGGTGTGTATCAGAAATTGATGCTGACTTAGCGAAGATATGTGACTAGGTGCCAAACGGCACCGGCAATAACAAGAGTCGCCGCGATGAAACCACGCTGTTTCCACTTCTCGCGTTCGAGGCTGTAAACCCGACCATTGATTTTGGCGGCTTTGTCGTCAATCGCCCGTAGCATTTTGTCTTGCTGATCAAGCCGTTCAAACAGCCTGGCAAACATAGCGTCCACGGAATTAGGATTGTAATCGTTCGACACAGCCGCCAAAATCTTCTTGGTCGTTACTCGGAGAGCCTGAAGGTCGTCAAAAGCTCTGCGCCGTGATAGTTCGAGGGAATCTTCTTCTCGTCCGTGAAATGGCGCAGGCACGACACACAAGCTTGAAACTCGGAGTCCGTGATAGTGAGATCAACAGCCTCGCGCTCCCAGGAACGCACGACTCGCCGAAAGTTGGCGAACTGCATCTGGTCGACGGGCGTGTTGTTGACGACTTCGCCGGTGTAAACCGGACGGCTGTCGGTGTATTGCTCCAGACGCTCACCGAGCTGACCAGCTGCGGTCATCTCCCGGCGCTTAGAGGTCCATCCGGCGGCGCCAAGAATGGACGCCAGCATCTCGATGGAACCGTGACTTAGTTTGATGTTGTTGTTGATTTCGGGCATGTTAAATTGGGGCCTACGACACCATGCCGTCAGGCCCCAAAAGTTTAGTATCAGGAGGTCGCGAACGGAGTGGCAACGATGCCGGAGGCGACAACGTGACCGCAGACTTGCCAGGCCGTGGCAGAGACGCAGACGCAGTCGATCCAGGTGCCAATCAGACCACCAGTGGTCGTGCCGTTCATACTCACAGCGATGTGAGTAGAACCGTTGCCTTGGAAGGTCTTGGGACCATCGTTGGCGCCGGGAGTGGTGTTGACCGTGTTGATCGTCAGGGCGCCGGTAGCGAAGATCGTACCCGCGCTCGTGATGATCTTGTAAGCGTTGGACGTCACAGCGACGCTGACCAGAAAGCGGTAACGAAGACCGATTTCAGGCGCAGGCAGCGTGTAGACGATGCCAGCAGCGCGGTTAAACATAATAGTCGACGCCGACTGCTGAGGCGTAAGCGTGACCGTCGCACCAGAATCGGCGACAACATTGCTCTTGGTAAGCTCAAGAGCGGGATTGTCACCCTGCTGGACGTCGGCAACGCTGGGAAGCCCGAGATACTGACGCATCAGCCGCGGGCCGTCGATAGTTCCTGTGTAAGGCATTTGAGTATGATTTAGTAGCTAGCAGAGCTGACCTTTGCCATGCTCAAAAAATTAGGTGTTGAAAGAATCGTCCTTCTTGCCGTTGTCGAGGATATCGCCAGCGAACTTGACGATTTCCTTCAGGGTCGACGCACCGGCGAAGATGAGGAGACCAGTCTGCGGCGGAACCAGCGGGATAGCACCCAGGCCGGTGATGAAACCAAGAACCTTACCAACGGTGGTCAGGATCGTGAGGGCTTTGTCTTTGTTCATAGGATTAATCTTTCGGAGTACGGGGACGAGTGTTGGCGCCCTGCGTGGGCGTGGTGACAACGACACTGGCTACGACGTTCTTCGGCGCGACAACCGGGACAACAACGTTAATGACCAAGGCGTTGGAATCAGCGTTGCCGGCGGAGTTGGTGGCTTTGACTCGATAAGTGCCAGAATCGGTGGTAGCCGCAGAAGCGATGGTGTAACTAGCGTTCGTAGCCCCAGAGATAGCCGTACCGTTCTTGCTCCATTGCCAGGTGAACGGAGGCGTGCCCTCAGCCGTCGCGGAAAACGCCATCTGCTGACCGGTGTTAACCGTCAGCGTGTCGCCGGTCTGAGCCGCTGCGACAGTGATTAGGAAACCAAAGAGTATGTGACGCATTAAAAAATGATGTTGAACCTGGCAAGTTCTTCTGAGTCGGACAAGGTCACAAATTGACCAGTCTGAGGCTCGATGTACAGCAAACCCTTGTCGGTTGAAATTGCGTTGATGGCGTGACCAACAATCTGGTTGTCAGGCCGGTAATGGATTCGAGCTACCGCAACACCCTGGGCGTTCGGTAGATTCTCTCGTTCCCACTGCCCAAGGTACAGCCGCAAGTTAAGCAGATCAGCGTAAAGATTGGCGAAGTCGTCGCAGTCTGCGCGAGTATCCCAATACGTTAGGCCCAGATCGTGCAACTTGCGGCGGTACCAGGAGTAGTAATCGGAAAGAGCTGCTGAGTTGACAACTGCGTAAGTTTCGTCACAACCGTGGCTGTTAGCGTCAAGCTGGTTACGAAACTCATCAGCAGTTAGCACCCTCCCTGTCCAAAGACCTTTTGGCAGGGTTTTGTTACGAAACAGGGAGGACAGCCAACTCACAGGTTAGGCGCGGGTCAGGCCGAGATTGGCGCTGATGCAGTCCAGCTGGTACTCTTCGTCCTCGCTGGTCGGACCAGCCTCCCAGGAATCCCACTGGGCCTCAGTCATATCGACGTTGCCATCCTTGAGGACAACAACTTCAGTGGTCTCAGGCGAGGCGGGCACGATGATCTCGTTCGTCACCGGGTCACGCTGTTCGGGAACAGGCGGGACAACAGTGACGTTTTGGAGTTGATAGTAGTAGGACGGCGGCGGTCCGAGATTGCCGGCGCGAATGTACAAACTATTCGCGGTGCCAGGATAGACTTGAACTGGAGTGATGTCGGTATTCATAGACGGGATTGATTGTTAGGTGAGGGGTCCAACGGTAACACCGTTGATTCGAACATAAAGGCCGGCGGTGGTGGTCCAGATGTCGCCGTTGACGGGAGCGGTGGGAGCAGCGCCGTGCGGGAGGCGGAGACCAGCCCGTGCTGCGGCGCTGGC